GGTCCCCGAATACGCCAAGCGCTGGAAGCTCAACATCCAGACCGTCCGCCGCTTCATCCGCGAAGGACGACTCCACGCAGTCAAGGTCGGCAGATGCTACTTCCTCAACCCGGACGTAATCCCCGACAAAGACGGACACTCGGCCAACGAGTAGCCACCAGACCAACCAACCGTTCAAGGGGTGTACGGTATGTTCACCCCTTGAACATCACCAGCAAAGAAAGGCAATCAAATGAATACAGAAACCCAGACATTCAACTTCAACAGCGCAACATTGCGCACCCTGACTGACGAAAACGGGGACCCGTGGTTCGTCGCCAAGGACGTATGCGACATACTTGGTCTCAACAACGTAGGACAGGCGTTGACACGCCTCGACGACGACGAGAAAAGTTCCATCACTTTAAATGATGGAACCACCGGAACCCCAAACAAGGCAATCGTTTCCGAATCCGGCCTCTACTCTCTCACCCTCGCATCTCGCAAACCGGAAGCCAAGGAGCTCAAGCGCTATGTGACCAACGAGGTCCTCCCGTCCATCCGCAAGCATGGCGCACGCAAACCACTACAGGCGTCCAACAAAGCGCTAACCAGCCACGAAACCACCACTCAATCATTCGTATTCAACGGCACTCAAATACGCACCTTGACGGACGAGAACGGCAATCCTCTCTTCTGTGCCAAGGACGTCGCAACCATCCTCGGCTACGCCAATCCGGCAAAGGCCGTAATCAACCACTGCAAGGGGTTCCCGATTTGGAAACCCCTTGAATCGGCCGGTGGAATCCAACGAGCCCGGTTCATCAACGAGGGCGACATGTACCGGCTCATCGTATCCAGCAAGCTACCCTCAGCGGAACAATTCGAACGATGGGTATATGACGAGGTGCTGCCGTCCATCCGCAAGCATGGCGCATACATGACCCAGCAGACCCTCGATAAAGCCCTAACCAGCCCAGACTTCCTCATCCAACTCGCAACCAAACTGAAGGAAGAACAGGAAAAGGTCAAGGCACTGGAACCGAAAGCCAAGGCCCTAGACGCTTTCACCAACGTGGAAGACCGACTCCTCGTCCGCGACGCCGCCAAAATCCTCTCCAACGCAGGCACGCCAATCAGCGAAAAGCAGTTGCGCGAATGGATGACAGCCAACGACTGGATCTACAAGCACAACGGCTCATGGCACGCCACCGCGAAACACTGCACGGCCGGCCACCTCGTAATGGTCATGTCCCAAAAGCACGGCACCAAGGCAGACGGCACAACATTCGCCTTCCCCCCAACCGTACGCATCACCCGCAAAGGCTTGGCTCTCCTCCACACGCGTCTCGGCGAAACCCGTCTGAACGAAATCCTCGAAACAACCACCCACTGACCAGAAGAAAGAACACAAACCAATGAACGACCCGCACATCATCCTCCCCGTCGCCCGCCTCGTAGCCGAACCGGAACCCAAACAGACCAAGAACGGCACCCCATACCTCCTCATCCGCGTAGCCGCCAACGGCAGCCACAAAGACAAGCAGACCCAACAGTGGGTCGACCACGATACGATGTTCGCGACGATCTTCGAATACGACCAGCGTCTCGCCTCCACCTACCTCCAGAACCTCCACAAGGGCACCCCGGTACGAGTCGAAGGCGACCTGAAATGGCAGACCGACACCGACCGCAACGGACAGCCACGCACCGACTTCACCATCAACTACGCGACCATCACCATGGTCCTCAAGAAAGCCAAAGCCCAACGATCCACCCCACAACAGCCCGCCACACAGCAACAGGCCGCCAACTGGGGACAACCCCAACAATCCGACCCGTACGCACAGTTCCCCGCCGTCGACGAATGGTAATGAAAGGACCACGACATGAACAAGCCCAATAACCCACTCAGCTACAAGGTGGGAAAAATCCTCGCCTACCTCATCATCGCCATCGCGGCCACCCTCATCATTACGGGAAGCGTCGCCCTCCTGAAACTACTCATCTGTTTCATCCTCGGCTAAACACAGCCCCCACCATCAACGTGGGGGCTTTTTCGCATCTTGATATAATTGGCAATATGACAGAAGTAGTAAGAGACCACCGCGGAAGAATCGTCAGCGGAGCATGCAACCCGACAGGCAAAGGCGGATTCCAAGACCGCCCGCAAGACAGGGGCTCTTGGACGAAAGACACCAGCCCCACCCGCTGGATCCGCGAATACAGCAAGCTCACCATATCGGAAATCAACGAAAGGGCAAAAGACCCGAGCCTGACGATGGTGCAGCGAATCGCCATCAAACACGTCCTCAACGCATACAAAGACCCCCACGTCACCACCGACTACATTGACCGACTCGACGGCAAGGCCCGCCAATCCACCGATGTAAACGTCACCGGATACGAGCCGCCGAACATCACACTCGAAGTCTTCGACGACAACCCCGGAAACACCAAGGACGGTCAGTAAAAGCACATAAACTGGACTCATGCAGATAGCAAGACCATACCGCGACCTATGGTGGTGGCTCCATACGGAGACGCCACCATATCGTTATTACTGCTATTCAGGCGGCCGAGCCTCAGGCAAAAGCACCGCAGTCGCACAAAGCCTCATACTACGAGCCTCCGTACAGCCGATCACCGTTCTCTGCGCACGAGAATTCCAGAATTCCATCACCGACTCCGTCTACAAGCTCCTCACCGGAACCATCGAAAAATTCGGATTGCAAGGCTTCGAAATCCGACGTGACGGCATAGGCCACATCAACGGCAGCAGCTTCATCTTCCGCGGCCTCCACGACAACCTCCAATCCATCAAAAGCATCGAAGGAGCGGACGTCTGCTGGGTCGAGGAAGCCCAGACCATCAGCAAGACAAGCCTGACGACGCTCATTCCGACCATCCGCAAGACCAACTCCACGCTGATCTTCACGTGGAATCCGCTCACCAGCCACGACCCCGTCTGGACATATTTCGTCTCCACGGATTCAGAAGAACGACTCCGTCAGACCTGTCACTGGCACACCACCTTCGAAGACGTGCGACGCCTCCTCAGCCAAGACGTCATCGACATGGTCGAAGCCGACAAGCAGACCGCCGAGTACGGGCACGTCTGGCTCGGCCTCCCCTATGCCGACACGGACAACCAACTCATCAGCGACACCATGCTCAACGAGGCGATCCAACGCCCAGCGACGGACGGACCCACGACCTTCGGTGTCGACGTCGCCCGATACGGCAACGACCGTACCGCCCTCACCATCAAAAAAGGCAACCATATCGAGACCCTCGAATCATGGACGCACTCAAGCATCGTCGACACCGCCGAAAGAATCAGGCTCCGCGCCTCCCAATACCAGCCGATCGACATCCGCATCGACGACACCGGCGTAGGCGGAGGCCTCACCGACCTCCTCAAATCATGGGGACTGCCAACCACCGGCATCAACTACGCGGCACGCCCGAAAGACAGCCAGTACCCCAACGTTGCTTCCGAACTATGGTTCGACTTCGCTGCAATACTCCCCCAACTCAGCATCAACCCACAACTGGCCGACCTTCCCAAGCTCACCACCGAACTCACCACACGCAAATGGCACATAACCAGCCGCAACCAACGCCAAATCGAAAGCAAACAGGACTACAAGGATTCCACGAATATGGGAAGCCCCGACCTCGCCGACAGCCTACTCCTAGCATGCTACGAACCGCCGAAACTACCCTCATGGGACGTCGCAGTATGCTAGCCGACAGCACTGCGATAGACTATGAAACATACGACACACCACTCCAAAACGAGGTGAAATGACCATTCTCAACAACATCCGCGCCGGCTTCACGAGCGCCTTCGGCCACGCCAACGCACCACACGCCGCCCCCACCCCCACAGGCGGCAACGCATGGCAGTCAATAGGCGGCAGCACCATCCCCCTGCACGACATCTACGACAACATCTTCCCCTACGTCAACGCCATCGCGCAGCGCTTCAGCACAGTAATCCCCTACGCCGTCACGGCGGCCGGAAGGAAACTCGACCCCGCACCAGCCGCGTTAAGCGCCCTATACGCGCCCAACGACACCTACAGCTGCCTCGAATTCCTCAAACTCATAGCCTCCGGCATGCTCGCCAAGTCACACGTGGACATCCTCATCTGGACAACGGAAGGACCCGGCGGCAACATCACCGCCAACAACATCACCGGCTACACCATCCTCCCGACGAACAGCCGCGTATACAACGACACCCACTCCGACTGGTACCACCGCGTAACCATGGACCTCGGCGACGGCCCACGCCCATACGAATTCACCCGAAACGAAACCATCGCATTAAGCTACAGCCGCCACCCCGACGACCCCACACGCGGCATCAGCCCCGCCATGACCATCAAAAAATGGGCCAACGTCGACGACATGATCGCCGACTACGAACGCGGCTTCTTCGGCAATAATGCCGTGCCCGCCGGCATGCTCGGCATCGTATCCGAAAACGCCGAAGACTTCCAACGCAACCGCGCACGCCTCGAGGAAACCTTCCGTGGAGCCGGCAACAACAACGGCATCGTCTACAACATGGTCCCAGTCGACCCGGTGACACACAAGCCCAGCCAGACCAGCAAGCTTGTCTGGGTACCATTCCAGAACTCCAACGACACGCTCGATCTGCAAACCGTATCCGACGTAGTCAACAACCGTCTAGCCAACGCGCTCGCCGTCCCCGACATCATCCGCGGCATCGACAACGGCCAAACCTACGCCAACGCCGAAATGGCCGAACGCGCATTCATCGAAAACACCCTCAGCCCCCTCTGCATGACGGTATGGGACAAGTGGCAGTTCGAACTCGACCGCATCACCGGAGGACTCGGCTACGGCATCACCTTCGACCTCGACTTGCCAGCCCAGACCGAGGTCGAAAAGACACAAGCGGAAACCCAGCAGATCCGCGTCAACAGCCTCATCCAACTCGTCAACATGGGCGCATCCGTTGAAACCGCAGTCGACGCACTAGGACTCCCCGAACCCTACAAGCGCCTCAACCTCCATCAAAACGACACAACCCCACTCCCCTCCCTCCCTTCGAAAAGAACCATCACGAAAGCCGCCAAAAAGACAGACGACAAGACAACCGAAACACAAATACTGCCAGCGACCCGCACCTACATCGACAGGATCATCCGCCTCACCCGCCGCTCACAAAACGGGCTGAGAGACGACCTCGAAACCATCGGCCGCCAATGGGTCGACGACGTGGAAGACACCCTCATCGCCCACCTCGCCGACTACGCCCGCCAAACCGGCATGAAACTCGAACAAGTCATCACCGCATGGGCCAAAATCCACCCCGAAAGCCCCATCGCCGTCGATGTCCATACCTACACGCCAAACGATTGGCGAAAACTCTACGACTGGACCACCATGCCCGACAACGTCACCACAGCCTACGAAACCCACCTACAGGAGATAGCCCGCACGACATCCAAAACCATCACCGACAAAACCTTGGAACTCCTAAACAAAGCCGACTCAGAACAATGGGACGCACACCGACTACGCGACGAACTCGACCACCTAAGCAACGACCACGCCGAACTTATCGCAAGATGCGAAACCGTCCAGTCGCAGAGACTCGGAAGCCTGTACAGCGCCCGTAACCTCAGTGAAACACTGGGCGTCAGACTGCAGAAAGTATGGCGCACCACCGGGGATGGCAACACGTGCGACTTCTGTCAGCACATGGAAGGCACGACAATACCGCTAGACTCCACCTACATGGCAAAGGATGCAACCATCAACATCAACGGCCGCGACTACACCAGCAGCTTCGAAAGCATGACCACGCCGAATGGCCATCCGCGATGCCGCTGTTACGAAGACTACGAAGTCGTGGAAGACTAACCGGCCACACCAATTACCGTGATATCATTGTGCTCGTCAGTACATCAACCACTGATGCCACTGGCGAGCACCACTGTCTAATCCGGAAGGATGATATGAAGATTCGAAAGAGTCTCACCCACGGCGGTGCCGCTGAAACCGAAGGCCGGACCCTCACATTCCTAGCCAATAGCGGCAAGGTAATGTGTGGCGGACTCACCGTGGACCTCGACACGCTCAAAGCCCCACTCATCGACGGGACCCTGAAACTCGTGTCAGACCTCGACGAATCCGACCAGCTTTCGCTCCCCCTCCTCATCGACCACATCCCAAGCGTCGAAGCACAGGCCGGCACCATCACCCGCCTGTGGACGACCAGCGACGGGCTCATGGCCGAAGCGAAGCTCAGCGAAGTAGACAACGGGGAACGCATCCGCCAGCTAGCAGCCGACGGATGCCTGACCAACAGTTTCAGCATCACCGTTGAATTCACGAAACAGCCCGGCAACGACGGCATTATCCACGAAGGCGAGCTGGTCGAAATCAGCGTAGTCTACCGTGGAGCCGACCCCCGAGCCACCTTCACATCAATCAACAAAAGAAATGGAGACACCATGCATCCTGACCTTATGAACAAGCTGTCACGCACCGTTGCCGAGTTCAAACTCACCCCGGACGAAGCTGCCAGCCTGACCTCGTCCATCACCGATATCATGCAGGACGCCGTCGACGACATCACCGAAGCAGTCGACAGCCAGACCGACACCAACGAAGGAGACACCGCAGTGACCACCGCCCCGGAAGAACCGACCCAGTCCGCCAACAAGCGTCCGCTCATCATCATCAACAAGAGCAACCGTGCCGCCAAGCAGTCCGGCACCGCCTCCTTCTCCCACACTCGTGAGACGTGGCTCGACTCCCCGGACGCCATGGCCGCGTTCGAACGCACCCTCATCGACAACGACAACAAGGGCGTGGACGCCTTCCACAAGGAATGGGCCGACACCGTGTCTCGTAACATGGCCGACACCGCCTCCTTCGGCGTAGGCAAGACCGACGTGGACAAGTTCGTCCCGACCGAAGCCATCACCACCATCAGCGACGCCTTGAACGCGCGTGGCAGCGGCCTGTGGAACCTTTTCCGCAAGACGGGCATGGACCGTCTCACCCTCGGCGGCAACATCCTCGGCCTCACCGAAGCAACCCGCGCCCACGGCTATCCCGTCTCCGCTTACGGCACCAAGAAGAAGGACCAGACCCCGTCCTTCGTGAAGCGTGAACTGACCGCAGACTACGTGTACAAGTACATCACCCTTAATAAGGGCGATGTCCGTCGTACGCAGAAGCCGGGCGCACTGCTCCGCTACATCCTCTCCGAACTCCCGAATTACATCGTCCAGACCATCGAACGTCAGGCAGTGCTCGGCGGCTACGATGACATGGCCCACTTCCGTGCCATCACCACCGACGCAGCAGACAAGTCCTCCGATTGGGCCGGTGAGAAGTTCGCTCTCTCCTACACCCTCACCGAGGACGCGCCGCTCATGGGCTTTGTGAAGGCTTCCCACATGGTCCGCGCACAGGGCAACAAGGTGTTGGTCTGCAATGCGGACACGGTAGCCGACCTCCTCTTGAGCGCCAACGCCAACGGCAACAGCTTCATCGCTCTCGGCGGTGACGACACGCTCGCCCGCGCACTCGGCGTCTCCCAGATCATCACCCCGGAATGGTGGACCTCGGAAGACGACAAGAAGGTGGCTGGCGTGGTCCTGTCCGCTTCCCACTACGCGCTCGTCGGCGACACCTCCATCGAGTCCTTCACCAACTTCGCCCTCCAGACCAACACCAACGAATACCTGCAGGAAATCTACGCTGGCGGCGGCTTGGATGCTGAGAAGTCCGCAGTGGTCATCAAGCCGAAGGCCTGATAATGAACGCTGAAATGTATTCTCGAATCGGCGGCAAAGCACTGCCAGAAGACAACCTGAACACGGTCAAGGTCATCAACTTCGTGGATGAGGAAGGCCATCCAGTGGCCTTCGGTCAGGGTCCTAAGGGCGATCCGGGTCCTAAGGGCGATCCGGGTCCTAAGGGCGATCCGGGTCCGGCTGGTACCCCAGCCACGATCACCAAGGCCAGTCACGTCGACCCGGGCACCGGCACGGTAGCAGACGTGGTGAACGCACTGATCGCCGCGGGACTGATGGAAGCAACCGTCTGACGACCAACCAACAAACAATCTAGGTCCTATCGTTACAATTGACGATAGGACCTATTCATTTACCCGGAGGAAAAATGATAATAGACGACACCATACGCACCCAAGTCGGCGACACCGCCTACACGACATGGAAAGACGCCGCGCTCGCAGACCTAGCCACCATGCTCTGCATGGGAGACCTGTCCCAGTCAACCACCGACATGACAGGCATCATCGGCGACGACGGCAGACACATACTCCTACCCGCATGGTATTCGAACGTCACCAGCGTAAAATCCACATACGATACCAGCCTCGAATACACCATCGAATACACGAAACCGGACGGGTTAACCCCGGAAACGAAATACGCGAACACCCTCACCCTCGCCACACCATACCTCCCCGGCATGGCCGTCACCATCACCGGCATCCACGGTTTCAACCGACTCCCCAAACCACTCACAGGCATCCTCACGGCCATCATCCAAGCCGACCAGTCAATGACGGACCGGACAGACACCATCACCTCGAAGAAAATCGAAGACGTAAGCGTCTCCTACGCCACCAGCACGCAAACCACGCTCGAACGCGCCCTCACCCCATACAAAACACTGCTCGACACGTGGAAACTCTGCCCCACCAACCCCGACACCGGAGGACTCCTCAGCATGCCAACCCCCCACCACGACCAGCCATGGTGGATGGACGAACAAGACCTAGGAGCAGTCAACAATGCCAACCTGTGACCCATTCACCCTATTCCCCAACCAAACCCAGACAGCCACCATCTGGAAATACACGGCACCCGGCCTCGACAACATCCGAATAGCCGACGTGCAAACCATCATCAAACACTCCACCGAAAGCGACCAGCCAACCGAATACGGTAGCCGTATCGCCACCCGCCGCTTCCACATCCAACCCGACAACCTCCCCGAAACACTCCGCGAAGACATGGAAGCATGGCCCGACCTCATACTCCAACTCACCAACGGACGCACCTACCAAATCACCAAAGCCAGCCGAGGAGACGACATGGACACCGGCAAAACCCTCTTCATCACCCTCACCGGCAACCCCTACGGAAGAACCAGCCTATGAGCTACCAACTCAAAACCAACCCATCATGGACCCGCAAACTCTCAACCCAACACCTCAACAAAGGCGGAGTACGAATGATGACCGACATCCTCCGCATGGCCCGCCAAAACGCGCCAGTCAAAACCGGAGCCCTCCGCAACAGCGGCCGCTTCCAACAAACCAACACACTCCACTGGCGCATCACCTTCGGCAACAGTCGAGTCCCCTACGCCCGCATCCGCGAACACACCAACCGACTCCACCCCAACACCACACGCTACCTCGAACGCGCCGCCACCACAGCACAACACAAAATCAAAACCTACTTCAACCTCTAAGGACACCACATGATAGACCTAGCAGTATGCATGACCCTCCAAAACGAAGGCTACGGCACCTACGGACAAAACCTCTTCTTCGGAACCAGCCCCATCCTCGACACCGGCACCGTCACCAGCCAAGAAGGCATATGGGTCAACAGCAACACAGTCGACATCAACGGCGACCTCTACACCGACCAAATCACCATCAGCAGCCGGCACAACGACGTCCTCACCCAAGGACGACTCATGCTCCAACTCCTCAACCTCATCAACAACACACTCCCCCACTACTGCCAACTCACATGCCAACCAATCACCAACATCACCTACCAGTCAATCCGCACCCACCCAGCCACCGCCATAGACCTAGACGCCATCGACCACGAAGGACACTGGGTCAAAAGCATCCGCTTCCAAATCGACTACAAACTCGACCCCACAACACTGTAAAATAGACACAGCCAACAAACCCGAAAGGAAAAAACAAATGGCCTCATACCCACTCATCGGCAAAAAAACCGTCTACATCGACGACATGATCATCCCACCCGACTACGTACAAGACGAAGTCGGCACCATCACCCTCACCCCCAGCACCACCGAAATCGCCAGCCAGTCAGGCACCATCAAAGTACCAAACGGAAGCTACGACGAAATGAGCTTCGAAATCAACATCATCTGCCCGTCCGTCCGCTTCCTCGGCATGCTATTCCCCGAACTCTACCACAACGCCAAATTCAAACGCGTCATCAGCGGAAGCACCAGCGAAACCGGACAAGTACGATTCGGCGGCAACGAATGCGTCAGCAACAAACCACGCGACATCATCATCCACAACGTGTGCGACGGCGCATCCAGCGCACAGGACTTCCGCATCCCCCAAGCCCTCATCAGCGCCGGAGGCGAATTCAAAGTCAGCCTCAGCGACCCATTCGTCGTCACCCTATCCGGCACCATGACAGCCAGCCCCGAAGGCGCAGTAGTCATGGGCGAACTCAACCTCGACATGCCATCCTACTATGACGAGACCACCGGCTCCATCAAAACAGCAGAAAGTTCAATCACCGAACTAAATGCCACGCCGTCCACCATCACCGGCAAAACCAACGACACGATGAAGGTCAACGTGACAGCCATGCCGAACGGTGCCACCGGCGACATCACCGCCACCGTAGCCGAAACAGGCTTGGCCGACGCAGTCGACAATGGCGACGGCACATGGACCGTCACCCTGAAACAGGAAGGCAACGGCACCATCACCTTCAAGTCAGGAAGCGCGCAGACCATCGTCAACGTCACTGTGACAGCCTGAACCAAATAAGAAAGCCCGCCACCGTTACGATACGATGACGGGCCTTCCGATCAACACAATGGCATATAAAGGAGCCAACATCCATAATACCATAATCAAAGGAGCATTAATGACTGCACCGATCCTGAACATCGATACCCGCAAAAGTTTCCGCCAGCTCACCGTCAAAATCGACGGCGTCATCTACACCATGCGTCCCCTCGGTTCGAAGGACATGCTCACCATCCTCGACCATGCCGAAGCACTCGACAAGCTCGCCAACGGCCGAATGACCGAGGAAACGCTCGCCACCGCGACGGAAATCATCTTCCCACTCGTCGAATCGCTCATGAGCCCCAACAATGCTTTCCACGAATGGGCACAACAGACGAAACAGCGTAGCGACCTCGCCTACATACGGGCAATGACCGCACTATGCAAGCCCATGGCCAAAAACCTCGCCCTCGACATCAAAGGCTGACAATCAACATGCGTTCATGGGATAGCCTCCTCACCCCCGCCGAACGACAGCGGATGCAAGCCTACAAGCAGCAGGAAACGACACGACATTCCCCTACTAGCATCCGCATTCTCGCCGAACTCGGCGACCTCTACGGGTGGGAGGCCATCCACGATGCACTGGAAAACAGGCTAGCACCAGACCTCATGATCTCCCTGATCAAAGAAGGCCGCCACCTCCACCAAGTCCACCTAGCCGAACAATACCGGCTAACCTTCGAATGCTTGACCGCCGCATTCACTAAACACGGAGACCAAAAAATCAGTCGCATCATAACCGAACTCGGAAAGGACTAATACATGGCTGACTCCACACTCATTCTCGACGCTGAAATCAACACTTCGGATTGGGAAGCCGGTGTCAAGACCATACAGTCCGGTAGTCGGCAAATAGAACAGTCCTCACGTCAAGCCGGCGAAAGCATGGACCAGATCGACAAGTCGGCCACCAAAGCTTCCGGTGGTACCGGTAAATTCGCTGCCATCGCCGGTGCCATGGGAGGCTTGGTCTCCACCGGTATCAGCATGGCCGTGGACGCTATCTCGGATCTTAGCGGTGATATCATCGAAGCTTCCGACAGCGCGCAAAAGTTCGCGAGCACGCTGAGTTTCGCCGGCTTGGACACGAGCACTATCGACCAGTTGACCGCTTCGACGCAGAAGTATGCCGACCAGACAGTGTACGACCTGTCAGACATTCGTAACACGACCGCCCAGTTGGCTGCGAACGGCGTCGACAATTACGCAAACCTAGCCGAAGCGGCCGGTAACCTGAACGCCGTCGCTGGCGGTAACGCGGACACGTTCAAATCGGTTGGCATGGTATTGACCCAGACGGCCGGTGCTGGCAAGCTCACGACCGAAAACTGGAACCAGCTGAGTGATGCGATTCCGGGCGCTTCCGGCAAACTACAGGAAGCCATGCTCAAGAACGGCGCGTACACGGGTGACTTCCGTGACGCGATGGCCAAAGGCGAGATCACGGCCGAGGAATTCAATAAGGCCGTCATGGACTTGGGTATGACCGACGCGGCGAAGGAAGCGGCCACGAGCACCCAAACCATCGAGGGTGCCATGGGTAATCTGGAAGCTTCAGTCGTCAACGTGGGCATGCAGATTCTGGATTCTTTCAAGGGACCGTTGACGGAGGGGATGAGCATGCTCGCGGAAAGCATTGGCGGATTGCCTAGCATGTTCAAAGGGCTTGTGTCATCCGCCATGCCTGTCTTGCAGCAGGTGGGCAGCGTGTTTCAGGAGTCGTTCGGTCCGGCGGTCAACACGTTCAAGACGCAAGTGGTACCGGCTATCCAGAACGTGGTAAACGCTCTCAAACCGTTGGGGCAGGCGGTACTTCCTGTGGTGATGAGCGCTGTTCAGGCGTTAACTCCGGTGTTGGGTTCGTTCGCTGACCAGTTCATGCAGGTAACGGCTAATATCTTCAATGCTGTCATGCCTGTCATTAACAACATTACAGCGGTGGTGCAAGCCGCACTGCCAACACTTCAAGCTGCGTTCACGACCGTCGCGTCAACCATTCAGGGGGTCATCGACGCGGTATTCCCGTATATTCAGACTGTTATCACGACGGTGATGAACGTCATCAACGCCATCATCACAACGGTTCTAGCGGCCGTGCAAGGCGACTGGGATGGCGTATGGGCTGGTATCGGCAATCTTGTCTCGACCGTGTGGAATGGTATCAAATCGGTCGTGTCGGCCGGTGCGAACGCCATATCCGGTGTCATCTCGGCTGTCTCGGGCACTATCAATGCCGTCTGGTCCGGTTTATGGAATGCGGTCAAGGGATTGGCATCCAGCGCGTGGAATGGTATTACCGGTGCGGTCCGTAACGGCGTCAACAGCGTGGTGAACACGGTCAGTGGCATCGGCGGTAAGATCAAGGGCGCGTTCAGTGGCGCGGGCTCTTGGCTGGCTTCGGCTGGTAGTAATATCATCCAAGGTTTGATCAACGGCATCAAGGGTGCCATCGGTAATGCGGTAGCAGCTGTCAAGGGAGCGGCGTCCAGTATCGTCAACGCGGCTAAGAGCGCGCTTGGCATTCATTCCCCGTCCCGTGTGTTCCGTGATGAGGTTGGTAAGATGATCCCGGCCGGTTTGGGTGTCGGTGTGACGATGAATGAGAAGTTGGCGGTCCAACCAGTGCAGAGCATGGTATCCAGTTTGCTTCCTTCTTCCCTTATGAATCCCGTTTCGGGTGGAATGTCCTCTCCGGTGGTGTTGTCTGACAATAATGGTCCTCGCGTGTCCGCTCCGATTACCGTGAATGCTTCCGATCCGACGATGGCTGCCCGAGAAACGGTTCGGATGATTAATTTCTGCTACGTGTGATAAGGATATGATGGGTTTATGAGTATGTTTCTTACCGATCCTCGTGATCTCCAGTTGACGTTGGATGGTTTCCCTCTTTATGGGGGGGATGCTGCCGGTTGTGAATGGCATGTGACGTTTCAGGACGTGTCTGGATTGTTCGACGGTGCCGCGTCCACGTTGAAAACGAGTGAGAAGGCTATGGCTAACGGCTGGTATGCTAATCTGCCACGCTTGCAAGGCCGCACCATTAGTATCGAGGGTTATATCATCGGCCGTTGCACGGAAGCGTGCATCACGTCATGGAACGCGTTTAAAAGCATCCTACGCCTTGACGGGATGACGTTGAACGTACGGTTGGGTGATATCCGCCGTCAGGCACGGGTGGTCCAGTCAGCGTCCGCACCATTAGTCAAATGGGCTGGCGTGAATATTCTCCAGTTCAGTCTTGGGTTGACGTCTTTGAGCCCGTACTTGTATGGGTTGGATCCGGTGTCCGGCAGTACGGCACTGCCGAGTTCGTCGGGTGGTATGACGTTCCCCTACCGGTTCGAGGAACACGGCGTAGAGGTGGCGTCTTGGCAGTGGACTGAGAATGTCATTTCCGGTAGTGTGATTCTGTCGAACGCTGGTACCGCTCCCAGTCCGGTACTGATCCGTATCGACGGGCCTGTCGTCGACCCGCAGATATTGCATGGCGGGAGTGGACATGTCATGGCTTTTGACATGAGTCTTGGCATCGGCCATTATGCGACCATTAACGGAATGACTCATGAGATCCTGATTGACGGTACGGATCCGTCTCGTGGCCGTGTCATCCGTCGTGAGTGGAGTCAAGCGGAAGTCGGTTCGAAGGTTTGGTCTTTCAGTGCGGGTGAATATTCGGCTGCGGCTCGTATGAGTGTTTCGTTCTATCCGGCTTACTTGTAAGGAAGTGGTGTTATGGGTGGTAGGAGTTTCAGTTCCTTGGCTCCATATAATGACAGGGTTTTGTGGGATGAGACCGGCTTCCAGTTCCTTGCCGTGTCTTTGACCAGTGGGATCGTGTTGGCTGAGTTCCCGGACTTACAGGTCTCCAAGCTTTCGTACCGTTTCGAGGAGACGACGAGCGAGACGATGATGCTCCCGTGGCGGAACATTCCGTCCAATTGGGTGGAGGCTACGATCCCGTATGGGACGGCTATCCTCTTGGTCCGTGGTTCGACGGTATTGTGGGGCGGTATCGTGGTCAAACGCGAACGGACTTTGCAAGGGGAGGGATTGTCTCTCACGTTGGCGACTGTCGAACATTATTTCGATAGCGTGTATGTGCATGATCACGTGTATTCGAATTGTGACCAATGCGGGATTGTGGAGGATCTCGTGTCGACTACACTCAAGGATCACCGGTTCATGCTTTCGATAGAAGCGTCACCCAGTGCCATTCGTCGTGACAGGACGTATGAGGAGTCTTCTGATAAGACGTTGTTGAGTGCCCTTCAAGAGCTTTCGAACGTGCAGAACGGTCCGGAATGGTGTACGGCATGGAGGAATGTTAATGACCGGTACCAGCCGGTTCTGACGGTTGCTGACAGGATAGGGTCCGTCAGTCCTGTCACGACGTTCGATGAGAGCACGATGACGTCTTTCAAAGCGTTGGAGGATTATTCGGCCGGCTATGGTGCGAACATGGTCGTAGCGGTCGGATCCACGACTGATGAGAACCAGTTGCGTTCAGATGTGATGATGGTCGGTCAATCTTACCGTCCTGTCGTGGAGCATGTGGCCCGCCCATCGTCGAGTATTACGCGTAAGGACACGTTGAACGCTCACGCCACGTCCGCGTTACGGCGATTGCAGGATGGGACGAATACCGTTGATATGACGTTGAGTCTGATAGCTGCTCCTGTCGTTTACGAGGAGTGGCGGCCGGGGGATGTCGTCGCGTGGAATATCGCCGATGATAGTGGCCGTTTCGCTGGTTTCGACCATGGTGAGGCTCGCGTCGTCGGGTATGATATTGATTTCAGTGGCGCGTGGACTATCACGCCGGTATTGCAATAGGAGGATATGATGCAAGGTAAGTTCAAGTTTCCGCTTGATGGGGTGGATGCTACCGCCCGTCAGTTCGCTGAGGTTCGACGTCAGTTACGGGAATTACCGGCGAGTGTCGGGAAGAGTGTCAGCCGGTTAGGCGAGCGTGTTTCTGATGTTGAAAAGGATTTTGAATCGTTGACCACTGAGCAGGGTCAGGCTGACGCTGGCAAGTCGGATGCGGTGGTGGTACCGGCTCATGGTGGTACCGGGGTTCGGAACGCGTTTGGTAATCCGCTTTCGTTGCCGCCTGTGAAACAGGTTTACTGTCTTTATGACGGCACGTTGGGGACTGACTGTTCGTCGGTGTATTCGGTGACGAATGTCGGTGATGCTGACGAGTTCATTCCGGTCGAGGCTCTTCGTCGGGTGAAATGGCGTGTGTATTTGTTCAAGGATGGTTTGAATCTGAAGCTTGATGACGCGCAGCCGGTTGTCGGTCTCCTTGCTGAGGATTTGGATGATGCAGGGCTTGGTTTCTTCTGTGAATACGATGGGGATGACAATCCCGTTGGTGTTGACTATCCGAAGCTGAGTGTGGGCGCTTTACGTTTGGCTCAGGAAAGCATGGATGAGGTGGCCGAGTTGAAGGCGACCGTCGAGAGCCTTTCCGCGAAGATTGCTAAAATAGAGGAGACTTATATCAAGAAATCTACTGTTGGAGAGTAGCTTATGAGTATTGTCATGCATCCTTTGACTGCTTTGAATGGAATGCCGGCTTATACGGCCGATGATTATCGGCATGTGGTCAATCCGTTCCTGTTCCCGTCTGATGGGTCCGCTTTTGGCTGTGTTCAGGGTGTCCGGTATGGCAGTCCCGCGCCGTTGGTGACGATTGACGGATTGGACGCCACTGTGAAGCCTCATTGTGGTATCGTCTGCCCGTGGGAGAATGTCGGGGCATACTCGTATTCGGTTAAGGAACCGGTTTCCGTTACGATTCCTAATTCCGTTGGTTCGTATAAGATCGCCGTTACCGTCGAGGATCCCAGCCAGTCTCATGGGTCGACTCCCATGGGGGCGCTCAAGGTTTATGAGGCGAGTGTTCCCGATGCGGATATTCCCGGGTTGGTCGTCGCTCTCGTGGAGGCTGGCGTGGCGAGTGATGTTACGCCGAGGCTTATGCCTGACGGGACTATTCAGGTGGTTGATGCCACTCGTTTGAGTCAGGTGTCGACGGTGGATGGTATTGAGGCCGTCGCCGGGGATACTGGGTATCGTTACCGTCGTATCGGTGGCGTTTGGCAGCCTTTGTCTAATGTCCAGTTGAATCCGGGCGTTTGGGCTAAGGATTGGTCGGTTGAATATAAGTGTTCGATGTCCGGTAATGTCGTCAGTCTTTATGTCAAGGCGACGAGAGGGATTGAGTGGGTGGCGCAGGCGTGGAGTCGTAGCCAGATTCTCACGTTTCCGGATTATGTGCGGCCGAATGTGACTGATTTGAATATTCCGGCGGCTGGTGTTGTTAATAGTGGTTTCCAGTTGGATTCGACTGGCTTGTACGTGCGGCCTTTTGCGGATATCACGTATCATCAGGGTTCGTGGACTACTGCGGCGTTGTCGTGGTCGGTCTGATATGGGTAAGCCCCGGTTGTTCGCCGGGGCTTTTTTGTGTCTTTGCGGGGGTTATAGTGGACAGATGCGGTCGCGGAGTTCGTCGGGCAGGGAAGGTTTGGGGTGGCGTGTGAGGAATTCCTCGTCTTCGATGATTTCGCAGAATTGGGCGAGCCAGTGGCCTAGTGCGCGGATGTAGCCGGTTTCGAGGTCGTTGACGTGTTGGAGTTCGTCGCGGTTTTCGATGAGTTTGTCTATTTTTTCGTCTTGGGCGTCTATTTGTTTTTTGAGTTCGCCTTGTGCTTCGACGATGTGTTGGTAGGCGGTGGTGAGGTTGTTGCGTCGTGTGGTGGCCCATGTGATGGTGCCGCCTACTGCGATGCCTAGGAGCCCTATGAGTGGGGATATCAGTTCGGTCATAGGATTAATTCTATCTTAGGGTCTCTTGGTATGCTGAT